ACATCGGGAACAAATACAGGGGCTTCCTGCTCAATCCAGTAAGCGACTGGCGAGTACATTTCGATCACAGCCTCAAGGCTTTCGCCTTCAAACGGAAGCCGCGCACCGATGTGCATGGTTTGACGGCCTTCACTTGAGTAAACAATCTCCATGCAGCGTGCTGCCGGATCGACCGAAACGATTTCGTATGTGTATTCGATGCTCATGTAATTGCTCCTAAACGTGTTCCTGTTGCAGCCCAGCTAATGTTACCGTTGCCTGACACGGCAGCACCACCACCGCCCCCGGAATAAGGGCCAGCTTTAGTGTCTTGAGGGTAGGAAGGGTTGACTATTCCGGCAGAGCCACCCGCACCCCAACCGCCACCACCGCCTCCGTTGCCGCCGCCGAATGGCGTTGAGGTTGGATAACGACCCCCCACGCCACCACCACCAGCACCCGACACCGTTCCCGCGCCACCGCCGCTGCCGTTCATCTTGTAATACTGTGGCGGGCCAGAAGCAACGCCGCCCGCACCGCCGCTGGAGTTAGTAGTTGACGAACGCCCGCCACCACCGCCGCCACCACCGCCGCTGAAATAGCCGGATTTGCCAGCATCAGTAACGCCAGAAGCACCGCCACCTCCGCCACCGCCACCGCCAGCAATTGTTCCATTATTGGTGACGGTAATTGCAACTGAAGCCGACAAAGCAGTACCCCCGCCACCACCTGCGGAGCCAGCAACGCCAGAAGAACTTGAAGTACCTGCTCCAGCGCCTCCAGCGCCGCCCATGCCAACGATAAAGCCGTTGTTAATGAGCTGAACACCGCCGGGGAATGAGCCATTAACCGTTAACCCCGGAGTTCCTGTTGAATTGCTGCTCAAATAGACGCCGCCAGAAATGGTTGCGATAACTTGTGCGCTTTGATTCCATCCGGCATTGACTGCCAGTGTACGCAGGTTTGCGTTGGTTTGATTGCTGCCAATCGTAAAAGAGAACGTGGGGCTGTTTGGCTGCTTGTTGTAAAAGTCACTCATTGAAATAGCGCCGGAAGGAAAAGTTCCAGAGCCGCCTTGAGGAGTGAACCAAGTAGTGCCTCGATAGGCATTCAAATTATTGCCCCGACCAAATTCTGCATTGATTTGCTGAATTGAAATTGTGCCGGAAGATGGGGTTGGCATAATTTACCTTAAACAGAAGCCGATGAAAGCAACGGACTGACTTATGAAGCACTGCTGGAAATTTCACCCGAAGATGGTGTTGCAGTTTCAGCCATCTTGGGTTCTTGAGGCAAAAAATATTCTGCAATCGGGCCATATTTACCTGCAACAATAGCAGCAAAAAGTGCCCTGCCATGCGCCTCATTATCCTTTGAAGAAGCCGTAAAAGGCAATACTTCAGAGCCAAATTTTTCAATTGCAACTTTGCAGTCAACCATTGTTTTTTCTGCGTCAGCCCAGCGCAGGCTTGATACTGAGGTAAAAACAGTCATTTTTATTCCTTATGAAATTCTCACATATAAAGCGTAGCACCAATAACTGATGCCCTCTTCTGTGAAATAAGTAGGGCCACCAGACATTTTTCTCCATGTTCCAGATAAAGACGACCCACCCAATGTGTAAGAAGGGCCACCTTGCGCAGTTCTAAGCGCAGTTGAAAAAGGATTTGCCGAAGCAACGATAGTTCCCCCGGTTGCCGCAGAGTTGTCGTAACGCAGGCTGGAGCCTGCAACCGTGCCGCCTGTTGCAAGACTGGCGGTGGATACGTTTAACGCAACTACGTAAGAGCCAACGCCATCCAATGAAGTGCTTGCGGCTGCAACAGTAACAGCGCCTGTGTTGCCGTTAACACTTGTAACGCCACCGTTACCCGCCGTTGTAGCAAAATTTGCGTTTGTTGCGCTTGTTGCTGTTGCTGCGTTTCCCGTAATGTTAATGCCCCAAGTTCCTGAAGCCCCAGCACCAGTGGGACTGGGCACGTTAGTGCCAATAGTCAATCCAAGATTTGCTCTTGCAGCAGATTGCGTTGATGCCCCCGTGCCTCCATTGGCAACAGGCACAGCGTTTACAAGACCGTCAGTTGCATCTAATTGACCTGCCGTGTTGAGGTTGTTCGCAAGTTGCGAAAGGTTAAATGCTTGTGTCATGTTTCATCCTTATGCTGCGCCATCTCTGGCAAATGTTTGCTGATTTAACAAAGTGAAGTTATTGTCAAACGCTGCTACCAAATTATAGTTTGATGTGCTGGCCGTGTAGTCCAATCCACTGCCTTGAGCAAGCAACACGCCGTTAGCGTAAATTTCAAGCGACAAGGGGTTGCTTGTAAAGGGATATGTCAATGCGCCATTTACCGAGTAGGCAACAGTGTTTGTCACGTTAGATGCAGGAATGCCGAGGTTGTTCTCTGCGTACATGATAAGCGTCATCTTGCCTGTCACGTTAGAGGGGAACCCGGTAATCGCATTGCCAGACAAGTCGTAGTCAATCTCATTAAATTGAGTTCCATTGATGTATACAGATTCAAATCCATTACGGACAGTAACATTCGAGGGATCAATTGACGATGCGTTTACTAGATCAAATGTGTAGCGGCTAAACGGCCTGTATTCAGCGCCAGCAGCGCGCCGTCTAAACACAGCAAGACCTGTTGTTGCGCCAGAAATTGTGGTCGTAAATGTAATGGTCTTTGTAGATACGTTTACCGATTGAACCGTAAATGTTGTCTGCGTAGATGTTGGGTCTGGTTGCGTTGCCGAAAAACACAGACTATCACCAGCTTCAATAATTTGGTCCGTGGCATCGCTGTACACAATAGTGGTTGAACCACTTGACGCAATTGTTGTTCCAAGCACTTCGTAATATTGATTTGTGCTAACTGCTCTCATGTTGTAAACAGTCACAATCTCGCCAACAGCACAAGCAGTATTCAGCACAACAGTTGTTGTTGTCTCTGTGTACAAAGATGTGTCCAACAAGCAACCATTCTTAAACACAAGAATGTTCCCTACAACGTGAGTCACAGAAAATGATGTTTGACCTGCTGTAGCAACAAAAACTAATTCTGTGTAAAAGAATTCATCTTGTTCTGTGAAACCAACCACACGACCAAAAACGTCTACGGTCAAAGTTGCTGCGGAAAAAGACTTGGAATAAACGCCAGCGCCAAAATTTAGGAATTTCTCCAAGGACACGACCATTGAGCCGCTTGTATTGTTTGTAACATTTAATAAACCATCAGCGGAGCTAACGGCTGTTGTCCCTGATCGGGTCAATTGCCCAGTGCGTTGATCGAGGTCAATAAAGTTAAAACCATCTTCCAATGCCCCCCAAATGGATGAATCATATACAGAGGTTTCTGATGGTACAAATGCGCCGCCCAAATTGGCAAAGCCAGCATTCCCCACGGCAAAACTAAACTTTCGGTTTGTTCGGTTGGCAAACAATAAATAATTGGCCTCTCCAAAATCACCTGCATACCATGTGTAATCAGCAGGATTTGTGCTTCCGTTTGCTGTTGGATTGTTCAGCAAGCCGTAGTGTGTTTTGTTGCGAGGGTTTGTGCTAAACCCTGATGTGCCTGTTGCGTTGTCCGCATAAGCCACAGCAATCCATCGCTCAACATACTGGAATGTTGTTGGCCTCCAGTCAAACAAAGCACTTGCTGGCGAGTATTGGCTTGTCGCAACAGGATTGACCAGTCGATAGAACAAATACCAATTGCCTGCTGGAATCTGCACCTCAACTGTTGGCAATGTCTGACCAGCAGAATAGGGCACTCCGTTGCTTGGAGTGGTTGTTGTGCCACCCAAGTAGATTTGCGATGTTGTCGGGTTGCTAAATGCCGAATACCAAACTTCTGCGTAGGTGACAAATCCACCGCTGCCAACGTAAGGCTGAACGATGAAGCTGGGCACTGGATTGCTTGGAAATGAAGACACAACGGTCGGCGCAATTAAGTTGCCAAAGTTTGCAGGGTCAGGCAGGTCCGTGTTTGGTGCGGGAACATATTTTGTGATGTCACGGTCGTCATACACCTGTGCGTTGTATTCATTCAACTCAAAGGTTGCGCCAAGATTGCCATCAGGCAAGCTGACCTCAGACACCTTCATGACACGGAACAGCTTTGCCGTCCAGCCGTAGGATGAGTTTGTGATTGAGATGACATCGCCAGCGTCAACTTGAATGCCTGTGTAGGCGGTGCTGATGTTGACAATCAAATCTTCACGGGCCTGCTCAAGAATACGCGAGGCCAAATACTGAGCTTGCACAGAATCGTTAACCATCGACAACTGGATGGACGACTTGTTTATTGGCTCGTTGGGGTACAACAATCCGGCGGGTGTTTCGTAGTACACAAAGTCAGATTGATCGCGGTTCTCTTTGCTTGGGAACTCGGCCTCAATCTGGTTTACGCTGCTGGTAATGTCGTAGGCGCTAACACGAATCTCGCCAATGATGTTGCTGTCATCAAACGCAAGTGCTGTTGTTTCAGCCTTGTTGATGACAATGCTCCACTGGCCCAAAGCAGCGTTGTACTGATTCCACGAATCGCAAGCAATCATGATTGCGTTGATGTTCTCAAGACATGACTGACCTGTGTCAATAACACCGTTGATGCGATAGCGTGGCTGCGTAAAAATTCCAACATTCGGTTGTGTGTAAGGAATCAAACCATCTGAATATGTGTTCAAAGCAGCAGCAGAAGCTGCATTAACAATGTCAGCGGCCATAGCGCCGCCATACAGTTCGTTTGTGATGTAGTCATACCAAACATCGCCCGGCTTTGCAGCGCCCGCACCGTTCAAGTATTGACGAGCCTTAAACGTGACCGTCTGAATGCCTGTTGTTTCTGCATCGCGGTTGTAATTCAGCTTGATGATGGCAAAAGCCAAGCCATTCATTTGCCTTACGTTACTCAACCAGCGAGTCTCTGACGGAATATCGCTGCCACCCATAAAAATGTTTGGCAAAGAAGCGCCGTTGGTCGAGCTAATCACGCCAGCCTGTGTTGATGTGTACAAGCCAATAAAAAGGTTGCCACTGATCTTTGTGTCAACGCCACCAGCGCCGTCAGTCAGACTGACAACCTTAGTCAGGTCGCCGGAGTCAAAGCCAATTTTCCTATCACCCCAATACATATCCGATTGGTCAAACGTGAACTGACCATTTGGACTGATGTGTGAAACAACCATGACGTAGTACATCGTCTTGGAGTCAATGCTAAGTACGGCATCAACAAACCTGCCGCCGCAATACGCATCGCCGTACACGATTGGAATGCTGTTGGTGGAGGACGGGGGAACTTGCTGACGCACGCCGTTATCAATCGCCTGATTGCCACCCGCATTAGGAGCAAACACTCTAGACATGATGCTAGAAACGGCAAAGTTAATTGCAAAAGCAGCCGCTGCTCCATAAGCGGTCAAAACACCAGCAGCCGTCACAAATGCTCCACCAGCAGCCGCCAGTGATGCAACAATAATTGACCCGACCATATCTATTCCTTCACAAAACTAGCGCCAACCGCCTTGTAGCCGCGCTTGGTGTAATCAATCAATGGCCCTGATGCCGACACAGAGGTAATGACGCAATGAATGTCGCCTTTCTCCAGCATCCGAGTGGCCTCTTGGTCAAACGCTTTCCAAAGCCGACCTCCAATTGTGCCGTTTCTGTACTCAGGCTCAACCCACCAAAGCAACTCGTTCAATTCTCTCACCTTTGGACACCAAATGTTCTGGTTTTTGATGCCAATAATTGCACCCCTCATGTGGTTGTCTATGTAGACAAACCCCCTGCCCATAATGATGCCAAACAACAGGCTTTCAACATACTTAGGGTCATGATTGACTTGTTTGCCCAAAACCGTAATTGGATTCTCAAAGGCGTATGCCTCCACAATCTCAAGCAGTCTCGGTATGTCGTATCTTGTCGCTAGTCTTATCATCGTCCAAATATTCTTTGTGATGGTGCGTTGGATGCGGCCTGACTGCCAGAAGTGCTTGGTTGACCGCCAAAGTCAAAGTATGAGCCAGCAATAGCCGGAACCCGGTTCATGCTCGTGTCATTTGGATAGTACGCCTGCCAAATCTTTGGGGTAGTGCGTACACCGCCAACACGGTTCTCAAGGATTGTTCGGAAAGAAGCACAGGACAGGCCGACAGTTGCCACGCGAATGCGTAATTGCTCGTTAAAGTCTTCTGTAACTGAGAAGTTGGAAACAATGCCCTGATACCGCTTAAAGAACTGTTGAGTAGGTGTTGTGATGATTTGGTTATTGGAGTCCAAGAACCCACGCCAAACTTCAATGCGCGAGCCTTTGATGTCGGACCCCAAAACAACAGCCACGTTTGTGCCATCAACGCCAGTCAAAGACACGGACAAGTCAGAGCTAGTGGCCTTGATGTCTCGCTTAATGTCGTTTAATTGAAGCAAGCTGCCAAGGTTTGTGAACGTGATTCCATTGACAGTGATTGGTGACGCTGCGTTGCAAAAGGTGTAGGTGTTAGACGGCAAAGTCAGCCGAATAAACTCTGCTTGCCGAATAGACGAGCTATTCAGCGCGGTCATTGTTGTAGTCATCCTGTAATGTCCTCTCTGAATACAAACGCCTCATCCCATTGCACAAAAGCACTTCCGGGCGCTGGCATAAGTGTATAGGTTGGGCATTTTTCTGCCAAGACGGTAAACGTGCAATCGTTGCCTACGTTGGTCAATGTGCCGACAGATACAGTGCCAATGACAGGGCGATGCAAGCTGACAGAAACGGTGGTGTTAAGACCACGGAGGACGTCCTCACGCACCTTGTAGGTGTACTGACCCATTTGCAAGAAATCACCAGCCTTAAACACAATCCTTGTTGAAGGCACTGATGGGAGGTTGCCAACAGAAATAATTTGCGAGTTGGCAACAGGCACGGCAGCCAACGTCAAGGCATTTACTTGCGGAAGAGTCAATTCACCCTGATAAGCCGTGAACCAAGACAAGTTGGCGCTATTGAATGTGATGGTTTCGGGCAACTGGCGATCAAGGTTGTCAATCGTTTGAATAATGTCGCGGGAGGTGGCGTAAGGCAGATAGTTGTGAGGGACAACCGTAAATACCCACGGCACAGCAGTGAGGTATTGAGCCACGCGCACCTGACCAGAACGGCTGACCTGCTGGCCTACCGTCCTTCGGTTGTTCACAGTCATTGACTGCTGATTCTCAAAGATGGTCTGGAACGACATTATGTTCTCCCGAAATTGGTGGCGAGGTTCTTGTTGGCGTACTGATTAGCCGCCCAAATCGCGTTAGAACTGCCAATAAGGCGATCTTCAAACGATTTGGTGTCAATTGCATTGATGTAGTTGTTTGTCACGTTGGTGGTGGTTGTCATCCCCATGCTGTGGTTCGGGATGATCGTGCCCGACCCTGATGGCACAAACATTTCTGGACCTTTTTCGCCAACGATGTATGGTGAATTGGCAGAAACAGGACCACCATTGGCTCTTAAACCAATGCCGCCACCTGATGGCGCACTAAGAGCATACATACTTGGATTACCAACGCCAGTTGTAGGAGCAAAGCTGGCAAACAAACTTCGCAGCAACGTCATGGCCTGCATCTTCATGTGCATAGCAAGCAAGTCTTGGATGACGCTACGAGCAAAGTCTTTCATGCTCAACTTGCCAGTCTTGACAAAGTTTTCGATGGCAGAACCCATGTTGTTCCACACAGAGTCAAACACGCGCTGTGTACGCAACATGGAGTCTTCAATCTGCACAAATAGCTTTGCCATCTGCTCTTGGCGGTCAATCTGGTCAAGGTTAAATTGCTGGTCAGGACCACCCTGAGCCTCAACTTCTTTTCTGCGCCGTGCGTACTCAAGCGAAAGCTGTGCAAGCCTTTGCTCTTTCTCCATTGCAAAGATCATCTTGTTCCGCATCTCCAATTGCTCTTTGGCAAACTCCATGTCTCTGGTTCTGCCTTGATTTTGAGTGCGGATAGCGGCCAGTCGATTGTCTTCAGCAGCCATAGCAAGATTGGCTTCGTCACGCAGCTTTTGCTCATCAGCAAATTCTGCAAGCATATTCTTGGTGCGAATCTGCCTAATTTTTTCAGCAGTCTCGGTGGCGATAACAATAGCCTTGTTCTTGTAAATCTCAAGGTTTTGCGCCTCGGCCCTACCGTCTTCTTCACGGTTCTTTTGCGCCATTTCCGTGCGAGCATCAGCCAACTTCTTCATTGAATCAAGCTGCAAAGCCTCAATCTCTCCAACGCCTACGCGAGCGCCTGCAAACTCCGCATCGGATTGAGCCTTGGCGACTTCAAATGCCTTGCTACGCAGCATTCCCTTGTACTTGTCGTACTCATCAATTTTTGCTTTGGCATCGCCAACATCTTTGGCTGTTGTTGACCTATTTTGCAGTCGCTGAATTTCAAGAATGTTTTCTTTGGCCGACTCAAGAGCCGCAAGAGTTTTGCGCCATCCGCGAGTAAAAACAGTGTCCTCATCCTCTTTGGTTCCAGCCAGCTTTTTCTTGACCATATCAATTTGATTGGTCAATGAATCCAAAGTCTCGGTCTGGGTTGGACCTGTA